GGTGCCGGACCACGCCGACGGGGGCGCCGCTCGGTGCTCCTGCGGTCAGCGCGTCCAGGCGGTCGAGCTCGGCGTCGACGTCGAGGCCGGGGCGGGCGCGGGCGGCTGCGGCGACGGCTGCTGGGGGGCGGCCTGGAGCGGCGTGGCCGTGATGCGCTGCGGCTCCGGCGCCGCCTGCTGCGACGGCTGCGTCTGCGAGGGCGCGGGGGTGTTCCCGTACAGGTTCGTGCCTGTCGGGTTCAGCTTCTGCTGCTGCTGCTGCGAGGTCTGGAGCGCGCCGTAGAGGTCAGCCATCGTTACGTCCCCAGTTGTGCCAAGAGGGCGTCACGCGAGGGCTGACCCGCGATGATCCGTTCCAATTCTGCCCGAATTTTGTCGAGTGTGCCAGCATCCACGGTTGGCGTCTGGGCCGCCGCGCTCGTGTCGACACCGGCTCCCTGGGCGCTCCCGCCGCTGCCCTGTGCCGGCTGGGCCCCGCCGCCGTCCTCCGCGAGCCACTGGGGCTCGTTCAGGCCGGCGCTGGCGCCGCGGTAGATGTCGATGGTCCCGACGCCGGGAATCGTCACCTTGTCCTTGCCGTTGAACGTCGAGCCCGGATACGCCGCGAGCAACTGATCGACGTCGTTCGGGTTGTCGTCCTGCGTCAGGCGCCCCCAGACGTACTTCGGCGTCTGGTGGTTCGGGTCGTTCCACTTCGTCTGGTCCCAGCCCGGAGGGGCCTGCCCGCGGAAGTTCTGCGCCGTCACCTGCGGCGTGGCGTACCCGTCCGTGTTCCACGAGCCGGGAGTGGTCGCCGCTGCCGCCGGAGCCGCGCCCGCAACCATCCCGGCGCCCTGCGTGGGCCGCTCGTTGCCCGGGATGCCCGCCACAGGCGCACCAGCCCCGGCGCTCCCGGCCAGTTGCTCCATGACCGCCCCGCGCGTGGCCCGCTGCTGCGCCTCGGGGCTGTTCTTGATCTGGCCCAGAACGAAGTTCAGGCCCTTTTCCCCGACCCAGCGATCGCCGCCGGTCGGATTCCAACCCTGCCCCACCAGCTGTGATTCGATCTCGTCGTCACTCGCCGGCCGGCCCAGATACTCCTGGTACGCCTTCGCGATGGCGTCGGCGGCATCCTCCACGCGGAAGTCGGAGAACGCAGACGGCGCGTGGCGCTTCGCAGCAGCGATGCCGGCACCGATGGCCGCGCCGCCCAGCACCGACAACCCACCCGTCGCCGCCACGAGCGCTGGATTGGCGCCGTAGCCAGCCCCGCGAATCGCTCCGGCCTTCGTGCCGCCGCCTGTGGTCTGAAACCGCCGCCCCATCTCGTCGGTGATGTGCCCGAACTCACCACCGAACGTTGGCATCTCCTCCTTCGTGCGCACACGATCCGCGAGCGCGCCCGTCGCAACGTTGATGCCGGCGCCGGTCGCTGCGCCGGCCGCCGTGTTACCGAGGGCGCGGCCCGCGATGTTGGTGGCCGTGCTTGCGCCCATGTTGGCGACACGACCCGCCATGTCACCCTTCGGCAGTTCCTTCACCTGCCCGCCACGCGAAAATCGGTCGGAGACGGGAGACGCCGACGACGACCCGGGCGACGACGCCGTGGGCTGTGGCGCGGGCGCGAGTTGCTCCATCACCGCCTGCCGCATCGGGTCCTGCTGCAACGCGGGCGCCGGCTGATTCGGCCGCTGCGGGTTGATGCCGCCATTCCGCAAATAGTCCTGCACCGCCATCTCAGGTCCCCTTCGGCGCTTCCTGCCGCGCCTGCGTGCGAATCCGATCCAGACTCCAGTGCTGGTTGAGCGCGCTCTGATCGGCCACGCGCACCTGCACCACGTCGCACTCGCTGATCTCGAGCCCCGGCACCGTCACCTGCGCCCGCGTCGTCGTAAGCCCCACCGGCAGCGCCGTCACCGAGTCGCTGGTCGCAAAGTCCTTCCGGAGCGCCACATCCAACGTGACCGACGAGTCGGCAATCCCCTGGAGGTCCACGCGCTGGATGCCGAACTCGACGCCCGGCTGCCCTTCCACCGCCCGCGTGACCAGATAGGCCGTATAGGCCACCGCGTCGTTGTCATCCCGGTTGCTGCTGTCGTGGTCCGATTTGTAGACAACCCCGCTGGCCGCTACCTTCGCCGTATAGGGCTTCAGCCGCAGCCCCATCGTTGCGGCCGGTGAGGACGAGAACATGCACACCGCCGCCGACGTCGCGAGGTTGCCGTCATCGCGCGTCCAGCCGCCGCGCACCTGCCCCTTGCCATCGCGCCGCCCCAGTTCCACGTGGAACTTGATCAGCACGCTCGGCGTGTTGTCGGAGCCCGTGGGCAGGAACACCCAGATCTGCCCGGCATCGGCGTGGTACGTCGCCGTGATGCCATACGTGGCCGACAGGTTGACCGTCGCCCACAGGTCCTCCAGGTCTTTCCCCAGGAACTCCAGCCCGCCCGCGCCATAGCGGTAGTAGCCGCGCCGCGCCGGCCAATAGAGCGCCGGAGCGCCCGTTTCGTCCTCCGCGAGCACGATGCCCTGATAGCTGACGCAGCCCACCGAATCGGACAGCAGCTGCGGCACGTAGGGCAGCGTCGGGTCATTCGTCGGATTCAGCAGATACGACCGTCCGAGCTTGAACACCATCGGCGCGCCGCCGATCGGCCCGCCCAGCCCCGTGATGCCGCCGCCCAACTGCGGCTCGACGTCGATGCGGTTCGTGCTCGGGATGCGCTCGTCGTCCGCGACGGTAAAGCCCGTCGTGTTCAAGGCCGGCGTGTAGTAGACCGTCGAGGACAGCCCGGTCGTCTCGTGGCTCCCCGCGAGCAGCAGTTGCGCCTTGTCGACCAGCCCGAACTTCGCGCTGATCGGCGTCGTGAAGTAGTCGCTGCCCGTCGGGAACCCGGCGTTCGTGGGTGAGAGCGTCGGGTAATCGCTCGGCGCGTTGGAGTCGTCGTACGTGGACGTGCCAGACGCGATGTTGTCGATCAGGTAGTAGTTCACGTCGTCGAGCGAGCCGAACAGATACCAGTTCGTCTCGTGCTCGCTCAGGAGCGCCGGACGGGTCACGCGCGCCGCCGTGCCTGCCCCGCTCGGCGTGAAGCTGACCGAGGGCGACAGCGGCGAGAACACGCGATTCCCCACGCCGTCCACCGAGAGATACGCCACCTTGTAGTAGCGCAGCACCGCCGAATACGCGCCCGCGCCCGTGTTGGCCACCGTGGGCGCCGCGGGCGTGGCGAGCCCGGCCCGGCGCACGCTGGTCCCGTCCCACACGTGCAGGCGATCGACGGCCGAGTTGTAGAACAGGAACAGCTTGCCGTTGAAGCTGACGCCCCGGCAGTACCACGCATCCGCCGCCGCGCTGATGGCATCGCCCAGCGCCACCGCCGCCCAGGCCGCGCCCGCCGCCACGCGCCCCAGCTCCGGGGTCGTGTCGTTCGACATCCCCCAGAGCTCCATCGACGTCTCCGACTGCCCCGGCGTGTGCCGGAACAGCGAGACGACCGACGACGACGCCGCGAACACCGACGTGGCGTTGGTCAGATTGAGCGTCGAGCCGCGACGGCGCTTCAGCCCGCGCGTGCGGCGATACTCCAGGTTGCGGAGGTCCGGCAGCTGCCCCGGCCCGATCTGGTCGGGCGGTTCGGCCGAATTCAACCCGCCCGAAAAGTCGACGAGTTCGACCACCGGACGGGTGGGCTGGCCCATCGTCAGGTCCCCGCCGGATACATGCCACCGAGCCGCGACCGGCGCATGCTGACGCCCTGCGTGTCGTCCGGCAAATCCCAGACGTAGGCGTTGAGCGACTTCAGTTCGCGCTCGAGCACCTGATTGACCAGCACCGAGCGGTCATCGCTCATCTTCACAAACTCGTCAAAGGTCGCGCCGTAGCCGAGCACGGGATGGAAGTCGTAGGGCAGGAGCGGCACGTCCGTGTCCTGCACCAGGTCCTGCAGCACCCGCGTGTAGTCGAGCCGATAGGTGATGGCGGACGACGGCGTCGGCCACAGCTGCACGTGAATGAACTGCCGCGAGAGCGCCCCCGCGAGCATCGAGGACAACTGCGTGCCGCTGCCGCTGTCCTCGTGCACCGTGACCGTGCCCGCCGCCGCCGTGCGCAGCGTCAGCTTGACCACTTCGATGACCGTCGAGGCCGTCCCGAGCTGCACCGCCGTGGTGCCGGTCAGCGTCGTGTTGCCGCTGACGCGGTCGAGCGACGACAGCACGAACTCCCAGTCCACGATCTGCGTCGTGTCGCCGGCCGCCGTGCTCTTGGCGAAGATGCTCGAGGCATTCGCCGGCTGGAGCGCGACCGGATACCACCCCTTGGGGATGTAGACCGAGGCCGGGTCGCCCGAGGCCGTCAGCCCCGGATCGACGCGCCGCAGCCACGCCCGGTCGCCCAGCGCCAGCGTGGCCTCGTAGCTGTCGCAGGAGATGCCCAGGATGCGCCCCACCGGCAGCCCGAGGCCGTAGGTGGTCTGGCTGGCCACGCTGTCGAACGTGGCCTCGGAGTCGCGCAGGAGCGCGTTGTAGCCCGGCCGGTTCAGGATGTGGCGGTGCCACCGATTGATGGCGGACTTCACCCTCGTGCGCTGCGGAGACGACGCCGCCGTCGTGTGCCCGCAGGCATCCAGGACTTGATTCTGGATCTCGAGGTAGGTCACGTCCGCCCCCGTTTCAGGCCGTCGCCGGCACGCGCGAAGCCGCTTCTTCGACCATTTCGCGCAGCATGATTTCCATCCCGGTCACGCGCCGGCCCTTGCGATGCGGGTTGTCCGGGTCGAGACCGATCAGCGGCGTGCCGTCCTCGTCCTTCGCGCTGGCGTCCCAGTAGTCGCTGGGCAGCGCGCTCCGCTCGTCCGGCGTCTTGCACGGGAAGTCGACGCGGTAGTCCTTCGACCCGCGCACCCCCGGCTGCCGGTCGACCACGACCCACTCGCCGTTGTGGTAGATGCCCGGCTCGATCTGGAGCAGCAGCCGCATCTCGTCGTACGTCTGCTCGTGCCAGACGATCGGCGTGCCGACCCACGAGATGGTGTGGTTCTTCGGGAAGCGCGGACGCGGCACCCCGCCCACCGTCTTGTTCTCCCCGTGCGGGTTGAACGCCGACACGTCGGGGAAATTGGCGATGTTGTACTCGCCCTTGTTGATGTCGCTCCGGATGTGCTGGAGCGCATCGACCACGGCGTCCGTCTTCTGCGCCGCCACGTCGGCCGCCCCCGCCTGCATCTGCACGATCAGCTTCACCGCCTCCATGAACTCGCTGCGCGTCATGGGCGTCTCGCTGGGCGTCTGCGTCGTGCCGTCCGGCTTGATCAGTCTCGGTTCGTTCGCCATACACTCCTCGAAAGGTGCGGGGCCGCCGCCAGCCGCTCAGCCACGTCCGGCAGCGGACCCCGCGTGCTGCCGTGCCCCCACCGACCGGAGGAGGCGAGTCGGACGCACGGCAACGTCACACGAAGGCGGCATGCAGGCCGTCCTTCAGAAAGCCCTGCTCAATGAGCCGGTTGTAACTGGCGTATCTGCACGGCGGGCACTTCGATACGTCGATGTCGCCCACCATCCGCTGGTGCTGCGCGTTCCACCACACGTCCTTGAAGCGCTCGCGCAGGACCGACCCGGCGCGGAAGTTCGGCATGCCGCGCTGAATGCAGCAGTGGTAGATGTAGCCGTCCGCGTTGATGACCGTCGTCAGCGGCCCGATGTGGCACCCCGAGAAGCCCTTGTCGGCCCCGTTCAGCGCGTCGAAGCGCTGGATCATGCCGATGATCTGGAAGCCGTGCGGCGCCACGCGCTTGGCCGCCTCCAGCTTCAACTGCGCCCGCTCCACGTTCTCTGGCGACAGCGCCCGCGCAAAGCCACCGCCACGCCATTCGGTCGGGAACACCGGCCGCACCTCGAGGTAGTTCCCGCCGGCCGCCGCCACGAGCTTGGCCGCGCCTGGAATCTCATCGACGTTGACGTCGAACACGCAGAACGCCGCCCCGATGGTCAGACGGTCGCCGGCCAGCTTGCGCGTGATGCGGATGTTGTCGAGGATGACGTCGAACTCGGGCTTGTGCGTGGCGTGCAGCAGTTGGTGCGTCTGCGGCGTGCCGGCGTCGAGGCTGATGCGGACGAACGTCGCGAGCTCCGCGATGGCCTCCCGCGCCGCGCCCACCAGCAGCCGGCCATTCGTGACCACGCCGAACTGCATCCCGAGCTCGTGACAGCGCCGGAACAGCCGTGGCGCATCCTTGTGCGTCAGCGGCTCGCCGCCGCCCGTGAACGTGATCGACTTGACGCCGACCTCGGCCAACTCCTCGAGCAGCGAGAAGGCGCGGTCGGTCGGCCACTGCACCCAGTTCTCCTGCCGGAAGCCGTTGAAGGAGCACCAGGGGCAGCCGTGGTTACAGGTGTTGGACAGGTCGAGCTCGACGCTGACCGGATAGACCGTAGCGCCCGCCAGCATATGCTCGATGCGGTCCGAGTGCCGCAGCAGCTTCAGCGGCTGGAACGGGTGGACAATCTCTGTGCTGGCGCTCACACCGGCACCGCCTCGACTTCCTTCGCGCGCTGCGCCGCGGCGTCGATCATCCGCACCGCTGCCCGCGCCCCTTCCCGCGTGATGCTGTCGATGATCGGAGCCGGCGCGATGTGCCCGCACTCGATCGACGTGTCCACCAGCACGGGAACGCCCGCATCCGTCAGCCGCCGGCACATGTAGACGTCGTGCGTCATGGCGCCGCCGTCCTTGTCGGTGGTCCCAAACACCGGCTTCTCGCACGCCTCCAGCGCCCGGCGCGTCCAGAGCGCCACCGGCAGCCCGCAGAAGTCGGCCCGGAACAGCCCGCGCTCTTTCGTCGGCAGCTTGTCGAGCCAGTAGAAGCCCGCCGCCGTGCCGTCGCCGTGGACCGTCAGGCCCTCGGCGTAGTACTTGCCCACCGTCGTGGTGTGCGGGTAGTTGCGCATGTAGCCCATGCCGGCCACGAAGTCGCGGCCCGCCTCGGCGTGCGCGATGAGCCGCGGGATCACCCAGTCCGGCGGCAGACAGTCGTCATCGAACGCAATCAGCCCGGCGTAATCGCCGTTCAGCACCGCATCGACGGCGGTGTTCATCCCCATGTGGAGAATCTGGCGCTCCAGCGACATCATGTGCAGCGCGTGCCCGGGGCCGAGGTCGAGCCCGGCGCGGTAGAACGCGATGCAGAAGCGGTAGAACGCCTGCGGGAGGACATGCGTGAAGATGGGGACCGTGACGACCCACTTCTTCGGGGCGGGCGTGTCAGACATCGAGCGCCGCCTTTCGGGCCGGGAACCGTGGGTCCCAGTAGGTGCGCCCGCAGATCAGCTTCCGCCAGACGTAGCGCGACAGCACCAGCCACGCCGCGTGCCACTCGGGAATCAGCACCATGCGCGCTTCTTTCCCGCCGCAGCGGCAGCCCACGCGCCCCGGCTCGCCCGCCGGTTTGCAGGCCCAGTAGTGCATGAACACACGCCGACACGTCGTGCAGCGGAAGAAATCCCGCGCGACGTCCGCTGACGCGAACGCCGTGCGGTCATCCGTAAGCCACGTCCAGTACTGCAAGAGCACATCCATAGGCTGATATGGTGGGGCGGGCTGCCCGCCGCCCCTCGGGACGTGCTGGTTGTCAGCCAGCGACTACATCGCGCGCAGCCACACCGTGCCGGTCGTGGTGCCCGCGGCAGACGACGTCGCCACCGTGGCCGCCAGAATGACCAGCCCGCCGATCCCCGTGCGCGCAGCGCCCGTGTCGCTGGTGCCCGTCCCGGTCGGGATGGTCAGCGGCCCGAGCGTCACGAGCCGCGAGCCCGTGGTCGGCGTCATGATCAGCAGCGCCGCCTGCGTGGCCGTGCCGTTGGCGATGACCGCGTTGGTCATCAGCCCGTAGCACTGGATCGACCCGTAGTCCTCCGGGTTCCAGCTGCCCGTCTGGTTGACCGTCGTGTCCGGGAAGTCGTAGGCGCAGCCCACGAACAGCTCGTTCACGTTCTGGCCCGCCGTGTCCGGCGCCACAATGTCGTACCCGTTCAGGCTCGCCGTCGCCGTCGCCAGCACCAGCGGAGTGCCACGCGCGTAGACGCTCGCCGTCGCCGTCTTGGTGTTGGAGTTGCGGGCCACGCGGATGACGCGCTCGTTCTCCGCCCCCGCCGTACCAGTCTGGAATCGCATGATCGGTTCTCCTTTCTCGACAGCCCGATCAGCTGATCGCCGTGATGACGCCGAGACGGCGCGGGTTGTTGATGGTGGCCTGGCCGATCGTCAGGATCTTGATGACCTCGATCAGCTGATTGGCCGGATCGACGCCCGGGAACGCGTGCATCCACTCCAGGTAGCGGAAGAACAGGTTCCGGTCGTTCAGGACGTAGCCGGTCGACGCCGTGCAGTCCTCATCGAACGTCACCTTCGCGCCCTTGAACTTCAGGACCTGGAATCCGCCCTCGCCGACCTCCTTCGACGTGAACCGCTCGTTCGTGGTGAGGGTCGATTCGTAGCCCTCGAACGACGTCTGGTCGAAGATGAAGATGGTCGGGTGCTCGTCGGCCGCGCCCTTGGACGTGTTGTTGTAGACCGTCCGCATGGCGCCGCGGAGCTGATTGAACGCCGTGCCGGTGTTGGTGCCCGCGGTCTGGCGGTTGCGCCAGAACGGGAACACCGCGCGGTTGATGCCGCCCACCGTGCCGGTCGTTGGCGTGCTCGAGACGAGCGCGGCGAGGCCGAGACAGTTCTTGCCGCCGTTGCCCGTGCCGTCGCCGTAAAGCATGCGATTCAGCACGGCCATCGCCGTCTGCTTGGCGTTGTCGACCTTGCGCGCGACCAGGTCGATCTTGGCCTCGCTACCGGCGCACTGCCGCTTCTCGAGCTCGGAGAAGACGATCGTGCCGCAGACCGGCTGGACGATGTCGAACCGCGCCGAGTCGAACACGTCGTAGCGGGTCGTATCGAGGACTTCCGTCTCGCTGTACGACCGGAACGAGCTGTTCTCGGAGTACATGAGCGGCTCCTCGAAGAGGCGCCCGCCGGGTTCCTTCTTGAAGCCGTTGCCGCCCTGAATGAACTTCAGGAGCTGCTGGCTGGTGAACACGTTGTCAGCCGGGTTCCGGCTCGTCACCCGCTCGAATGTCGTCGCGGCGATCTGCCCGAGATTGGGAACGGCCATGCCGTCCCTCCTTTCGGCCGCCTACGCGCCGAGTCTCGCGAATTCCTCCCGCGCGATGTCGGAGGACGTGCGGTCTCGATCGCGGAGCGGCGTCACGGCGCGGGGCGCACTCGGAGGGGTGGCGCTCGCCGCAGCCTTGCGTGCCAGTTGGCTCGCGCGATCGGTGTCGTGCTGCTGCTGGAGGGCCGGGAGGCCCTTCGCCGCAAACGCTCGGATGTAGGCCCGCTCGAGGGAGAGCTGGGGGTCGGCTTGCATGCGCGCCAAGATGTCGGGCTCGAGCGCCCCGAACTGGGGCCACTCCGCACGACACTCGGTCAGCGTCACGGTCGCGTTCTTGTCTGAGATGCCTTTCAGCTTCGCGTATTCCCGCTCCTCGATGAGCGGTTCATAGCGGCGCCGAAGGTCGTCCAGCTGCTTCGCGACTTGCGCGTCCTTCCACGCGTGCAGCTTGTTCAGCTGCGCCGCGGAATAGAACTCGCTGCCGTCGTCGAGTCGCACATCCGGCGGTGGCGGGCCCTCGGGTTCCGGGGGCGCGGCTGGCGCGGGAGGGGCGAACGACACACCCAGGGCGGCGGCCAAGGCCCGCAGCGCGTGCTCGGGGTTCTTGTCCAGCGCCGACATGAGTCCAAGGGCATGATCGGCCCGCTGACGGTCGTACGTGTCAGCCCAGCCGTACTTGGCCTTGAACTCGGCCTCTACCTCTGCG